TATTTACATCTAATAAATTACAAATTAATAAATTAAATTCTTTCTTCAACCTAACTTCTGATTTTATTGATAATAAAATAAAAGAAGTTGAAGAGTTTTGTATATCAGATAATAAAGGTTCTATTGTTGATAAGTTATTAGTACTAAGACATATAACTACATTAAGATTTGATGAGGCTATGTCACTTAATTCTAATATACCAGAGACAGCTTTAATAAGTAATTATAAGTATGTTGCTTACATATTTTATATACTAGAGTCTGCTAAAACTAAAGCTTCTTTAATTGAATGTGGTGTTGATGTTAGTTTAGATTAAGTATTTAATTAATAAAAATAGGAGTTATGATTACATTCGTGTATATTACATGGTTGTCAATTATATAACTCCTATTTTTATGTTATTATATGTTATATCTGTGCTTGGGGTCTGCTTTTATTTATATTAGTTTTTGATAAGCTATTGCCTAAACAGATATTTCATGTTATAATAAACAAGTGTTATAGTTATTGTTGTCCTCTATTTATATTATTTTAGGGAGTCTTTGAGTTCATCTCTCTGACTCCCATTTTTTATACTAATAACTGACTAACTGGAGCCACTGGAGGTGTTGTAATAATGGCTAAAAGAGATTTAATTATAGTTAAGGATATTGCTAACAGATTGATAGAAATCGAAACTAAATATCGAGATGGTTTCACAGATGCTGAGATGGCGGAATATTTAGGTGTGTCTCAGGCTACTCTATATAGTTGGATTGACCCTATAAAAAAACCTGATAAAGTGTATAGGGACTTTACTGATGCTCGTGATAATGGTAAGTCTACAGCGAATGAAGCATTAGAGTGTGTTGCTTTTCAATGGGCAGCAGGTAAATTAAAGCGTGAGAAGATAGTAGTTTCTCAGTATGAAGGTTCTTTCAAACAGTATAAGTATATTGATAATGTTGCTCCTAATGAGGGGTTACTAAAAATGTTATTAATGAATCGTATGCCACATAAGTATAAAGACACTAAAAACATTGATTTTACTGGTATTGTAGAGACTAAAAATCGTCTGTTATCTGACTTGTCTGACTCTGATTTGCAGATGTATAAAAACTTATTAACTGAAGCTATTCGTGACTATACAGATGGTGTTCCAGATGATGAGGAGGAGGTTCCTATAGATGCATCCGATTATTAATAGTAAATTGTCAGCTCTATCCTCGTTGGGGTTTTCGCCTTTAGATATTAAAGAATTGATTGAAGAGGAGGAGTTATTAAGACTACGAGATAAAGCTTCTAATGATTATTTATCTTATTGTCAATATACACATAATGGTATTTATAAACCTAATAAGTTATCTAAAGTATTATGTTCTGCTATTGACGATGCTGTAAAAGAATCTGAAGCGATATTAGATAAAGTTGATAAAGGCATTAGTTTTACAGATGGTGAAGGTCTTGTTATTTTATTAATAAGTCTACCACCTCAACATGGAAAGTCTATGACTATAGCAGAGACTTTACCTGCATATTATATATCTCGTAATCCAGATAAAACTGCTTTGTTGATAAGTTATAATCAAGGTTCTGCTCGTAGGTTTGGTAGACGAAACAGAGCTAAATTAGAGCAGTATAGTCCTACTTTATTTAATGTTTCTTTAGATGATAGTAATTCTTCTGTAGAGGATTTTGGCTTGCAGGGGTATCAAGGTTCTATAAAAAGCATGGGGATAAATGGAACTATAACAGGAAATGCAGGTCAATTAGTTATAGTTGATGACCCTTATAAAAATGGTCGTGAGGCTAAATCTCCAACTATAAGAAATAATATTCAAGAGACCTTTGAAGACTCTATAAAGACCAGACTTCATCCAGGTTCTTTATTAGTTGTTGTACACACTCGATGGCATGAAGATGACCTTATAGCTTATCTAAAATCATTTTATGGAGATAGAGCTAAAGTATTATCGATACCTGCTGAATGTGAAGATGAGGCTTCTGACCCATTAAATCGTAAACTTGGTGAATTTCTTTGGGAAGAACATCATGGGAAACAGTATTATTTAGATAATAAACGTAATAGTCGAGTTTGGAATGCTTTATATCAACAGCGTCCTGCTCCAGTTGATGGTGCTACATTTATAAAGTCTGCTTTTAGGAGTTATAATAAAAAGTCGATATCTATAACTAATACTACTAATATTGATTATAGCATATTCAAGTATGTTGTTATGAGTTGGGATTGTACCTTTGAAGGTGATTCTACTTCAGACTATGTAGCAGGTCAGGTTTGGGGGTATAAAGAGTCTGGTGACTTTTACTTAATAAAAAGAGTTAAGAAACAGATTGACTTTGTTGAGACTAGACGTTATATACTAGACTTTATTAATAAGTACCCACAAGCTAGAGTTAGATTAATAGAGCGTAAAGCCAATGGTCATGCGATAATTAATCAATTAGAGAAAGTTGATAATGTAAAAAACATAATAGGCATATCTCCATCTGAATCTAAAGAGGTTCGTGCGTCTGCTGTTTCATATTTTGTAAATGATGGGCATGTATACTTACCTGATGATGATGCTGATATAGATAGTTATATTAAAGAGTTTGGAGACTTCCCTTTTGGTAAACATGATGATGAAGTCGATGCATCAACTCAAGCTTGGTCATACATTGAAGCAGCAATAAATCGTAAAAGTAATAAAGTCACATCTAATAAATAATAATTAAGGAGGATATGTAAAATGAATTTATTTAGTAAATTAGCAAATAAACTGCATAATAATAAGTTCGAGTTGACTAATTCAACTCAGTCTGCACAGTATATGACTACTGTTGTAAACTATGCAGGTGTGCCTATCGAGTGGTCATCTTTTAGTGTAGATGCAGCTATTAAAGAGGGTTATAAATCGAATCCATATATATTTATGGCAATAGATAAAATATCCACTGCTTCTTCTAGTGTGTTGTGGGGTGTAGAGACTAAAAACATTAAAGGTGAATGGGATAAGAATTTAGACCACCCATTAAATAAAATTATAGCAGAACCTAATAAAAACTTGACCTTTAATTCTCTTATTAGAGCATTAATACTGTATCTAAATATAGGTGGCAATTTTATTATACATAAGGTTCGAGGTGTTGGCTCTAAAGTGTATAATTGGAATGTTGTAAGGGTTGACCATATAAAGCCTATACTAGATAAGTATACTGGAGATATATCTTATTATCAGTATACTACATCAGATAACTTTACACATGTTATTCAAGCTACAGATATTATACATGGTATGTTCTATAACCCTGCTGATAAGTGTTGGGGTCTTTCTAAGATTGAAGTATTATCTCGTATAGTTGATTCAGATAATGCAGCTCAAGAATGGAATAAATCTTCTATGGATAATAGGGGTGTTCCAGATGGTTTGTTCATTATTAAGGAAGCTGATAATCAATTCTCTGCACTAGATGATGATGATTTGAAGGAAGCTAAACAGTCTATTCGCTCTGGCTATACTGGTCGTTCTAATGGTAGAGAGCCATGGGTTTTATCTGGAGATATAACATATGAACAGTTAGGTTTGACTCCTGTTGAGATGGACTTTATGGAGACTCGTAAATTTAGTCGTGAAGTAATAGCAGGTGTTTTTGGTGTACCACTTCCATTATTAGGTTCAATGGAGTCCTCATCTTATAATAATATATTGTCAATGAAGAAATCATTATGGCAGGAAACAGTAATACCTACTTTAGACCTTATATTAGACACATTAAATATGGATATAAAAAATGAGTATGATTCAAATACTCGAATCATGTATTATTTAGATGATGTGTCTGTTATGCAAGAGGATTTCTCTAATAAAGTAAAAGATGCTGTTGCATTATGTAAAGCAGGATATAGTTTAGAGTCTGTAAATAAGTTATTAGGCTTGGGGTTTGAAGATTCAGACTTTGCACCTAAATCGATTATATAATAAAATTAAGAGTTGGTAATAGTATCAAGATATTTTTAAAAATATTATTGATGTACTATTGCCAATTCTGACATTTCATGTTATAATTTATATATTAAGTATATTGGGGGTGTGTGTATTGAAGTTATCTGTTCCTATTTTATTCGAGACTAAAACAGAGACTGTAGTAAAAGATACACGCTTTATACCTGTCACTATTTGGTTGATGCATTTGGAATCTAATTATAATGGTTCATTCTTTAAAAAGTCTATTGTAGAGTCTGCATTGCATACACTAAAAAATATACCTATTCTTGGCTTTATTAAATCGTCTGATAAATCTGCTGTTGACTTTATGGGTCATGAAGAGGAGCTTGTATTTATAGGTGATGATGAGATTGAGATAAAGTATCTTGGTTCTGCATATGGTGTTATACCAGAGACTAATAATGCTAGATTTGATTTTAGATTATGTGATGATGGTGTAAAACGTGAATTTCTTGTTGTTGATGGTTTGATGTGGACTAAGTTTTCTTCTGCATCTAAGTTATTATCTGATATTGGTGTAAAACCACATAGTATGGAGATTACAGAGGACTATACTGGTGCGTATAATGCTGATAACTTTTTTGAGTTTGAGAGTTTTACTTTTGATGGTGCTTGCATATTGGGGTCTGATGTAGAACCTGCTATGGCTAATTCAACTATTGAAGTAACTAAGTTCTCATCTTTTATTAGTAAAGAGTATGATATATATAATACTTCTAAACAAAATATTTTATCTGAATCAGATATAAGGATTCTATATGATAAAATTGATAGTATACTACATGATGATTCACATTTAGTGTATACTGCAATGTATAATCTAATAGAGACTGTAAAGTCTGTTTAAGATATTTATGTAACTGTTGATATTAATATCAACTATAAATTAAAATAAACCTTATGGAGGTAAAAATTATGGATGAATTACTAAAAATGCTTGAAGAATTAAAAGCAGAGATTGCTAAATTAAAAGCTGACAATTCAGCAGTTACAGCATCTGAGTTTGCTAAACGTGATGCTACTATTGCTTCTCTTACATCTAGTGTTGCTAAGTATGAGAAAGAGTTGAATGAGCAGGTAGTTAAGTTTAATACTTTAGGAGCTGCATCTAAGAATGATTCGAAAGAGTCTTTAGGTGTAAAATTTGTAAATCAGGATAAAGTTCAGAAAGCTATGGCTACTAACGAGACTGTAAAGTTTGCTATTACTGCACCTGTTATTGGTGGGGTATCAGTTATTCCTGTTACTCAATCTAATGCTAATCCACTTGTTCCTAAACCATTAGAGCTTCGTACTATTATGAATGTTCAACCTACTACTAATGGTGCAGTTGAATCATTTAGAGAGATTGGTTATTCTGGAACAGCATCTATTGGTGTTGAAGGCGTTGCAGCAGGTGCTGTTGATATTACTATTGAGCCTGTAGTTGCAGCTCTTGAGTTTGTTCAAGATACTTTCCCAGTTGGTGTTCGTACTTACAGAGACGCTTCTCAAGTTGCATCTTTAATTGATAATCGATTAATGTATGCTTTAATTAAGAAAGAAAATGCTACTATTATAAAAGCTATTGTTGATGATGCAGCTATTCAAGATTATAATGGTGCTACTGATGGTACTGTTGCATTGACTAAACTTGATAACTTACGTAGAGCTATTACTCTTGCAAAAATTGCTGAATATCCAGTTGAAGCTATTTTAGTAAACCCTACTGACTTTGGCGATATTGAATTAACTAAAGGCGGAGATGGTTCTTATACATTCTTATCTTTTGGTGATGTTTCTAAGGCTTGGAGAGTTCCTATTTATGAATCTACTGATATTGATGCAGGGGACTTTTTACTTGGTGCATTTAATTCAGCAGCTACTTTATTTGATAACGGTGTTCGTACTATCGAAGCATCTAATCAAGTAGGTACTAACTTCTTGACTAACATGTTGACATTAAAAGCTCAAGAGGAAATTAAAGTTGTTATAAACCGACCTGAAGCATTCGTTCTTGGAGTGTTTGGTTCTCCAGTATAGAATAATAAGTGAATAGGGGAGATTAGTTTCTCCCCTATTTTTTTATAAAAAGGAGTTGTTATAATGGCATACATAACTTTAGCAGAGTTAGATACATTAATTAAAAGTGCTTATACTACTTGTGAGTTGTCTAAAGTAGAGTGGGGTACTATATCAGATGCAGATAAAACTATTTATATTAGTCGTGCTGAAGATAAAATAGATAGTATAAAATTTCGTGGAGCTAAGGTTGACACTTTACAGTCTCAGTCCTTTCCTCGAATCATAAATACAGTAAATGTTGGCATTCCTGCTGATATTAAATTAGCTGTTGCTTGTTTTGTATATAATAACTTATCAGAGACTAAATCAGTATCTGATGAATTTAATATAAAGCGTGGTCTTGGTTTGACTAGTATTAAGCTTGGAGATATATCAGAAAGCTATAGCGATACTGTAATATCTAATATTAATTTACTAGATAAAAAAGTTATCTACACTTACATTAATAAGTATATTATGCGAAATAGTATAATGCGAGGTGTTGATAATGGAGTTTATTAAGTATACTAGTGAGCAGTTGATTGCAGAGTTAAAGAAATATAAACATAAGAAACTGCATATACATCATACATATATACCTACACATAAACAATTTACTGGTACTAATCATGATGCTATGCAAACTGGAATGCGAAATTTCCATGTAAATACTAAAAAGTGGGATGATATAGCACAGCATGCTACATTGTTTCCTGATGGGGTATTTCTAAAAGGTCGTGACTTTAATAAAACACCTGTATCGATATATAATCATAACTTCGGTGCATTTGCTGTTGAGATGGTTGGTAATTTCGATATTAAAGGGACTGGCGAACCTAATATTCATGGCTATGATGTACTAAAAGATAAACAGTTAACATCTATTTTAGATGTTATAAGATATTTTGTAAATACACGTGGTCAATCTTCTATTATGTTTCACAGTGACGCTTCTGATAAGACTTGTCCAGGTACTTCACTAGATAAGCAAAAGTTAATTGATATGGCAATAAAAACTTCATGGGAGCAAGCTATTATGGATACAGCTTCTTCACCAGAAAGTTGGATTAAGGCTATTAATCTAATTGTCGATATGGTTGCTATTACTGATAATCTAGATTTGAAGATTGTAAAACATCTTCCAGAATTGGTGGTGAAGTTATATGAGAGATAAAATAAAGGATTATGGAGGTTCTATTATGGATTATGTAGTTGGTAAATCGATTGTATCATCGATATTAGCTTGTTTGGGGTTTTTATTCGGTGGATGGGATATTTTATTACAGGTGTTCTTAGTTGTAATGTTGATTGACATTTTAACTGGCTTCATGGCTAGTTATGCTTCAGGGGTCGAGATAACATCTAAAAAAATGTATCTTGGTGGTTTTAAGAAACTTTCTATGTGGCTTTTAATTATAGTTGCTGTAATGGTTGATACTATGTTAGGTTTGACATATATAAGGTTCTTAGTTGTGATATATAATATATGTACAGAAATTTTAAGTATATTTGATAATGTAGATAAGTTAGGGACTGGTGTTCCGTCTTTCGTGAAAGATTTAATAAAAAGTGTATTAAATAAAGTAAATGAAGGTAAACACACTAATTTATCCGATATGTCACAGGATAATAAAAATAATTCTGATATGGATAACAAATCACAGAGCTAAAGTGTTATGATTATAATAGTTCAATTAAGAACAGCACATACATCAACAGGTGATTAACTGATAATTAAATCAGTTATAGAGTTCAATTCTCTAGTATGTCTTTATATCTGTAATGTTATGTATCCCTCTTTACAGATGTATAATTAGGAGGTGTTGTTATGTTCGAATCATATTTTACTCAGACTTGCTTATATGAGGAGTTGGTGACTGATGCCCAGGTGCCTGAACATGGCGATTATGGGAGACCAACTACTAATAATCGAGGTAAAAATAGTTATAAGGACGCTGTAATTTTACAATGTCGTAAAACTAAAATAAAAGCCTTAGTGTCTAATAGTAATGGTCAGTCGTATAAAAAACTTGATGTATACTATGTACTAGCTGATGTTTTAGTGGTTGGCTCTAAGTTAGATAGTAAAATTATTTCTAAAGTTGATGATATAACTTCATTATCAGATATACATAATCATTATGAGGTGATGTTCAATGAGTAAAAAGTTTGTTTCTATGACTATATACCCTAAGATGATTAAAGAGAGTTCCGCCATGTTAAGGCAAGATAGGGCAAACAAATTAAGTACTATGTTCACCCATATTGTAAATCAGGATGGTATGTGTCCTGTTGCATCTGGCGAATTGCGTAAATCTTATAAGGTTGAGAGTTCTCCTGAGGGGATAAGACATAGTTATAATACACCTTATGCTTTGAAGGTTCATGAAGACCCTACATTCCGTCATAGGAGTGGTAAACATAAGTGGACTGAGATTTCACTAAATAAAGCCTTTCGTATATTACAAGACCAGGGCTACTTTAATAAGTAAGGGGTGTTATTATGTCTTATATAATTGATGATATTTACAATTTAATACCAACTACATATCAGAAATATACAGTGTCAATGCCTAATAATCCAGGAGACTTAACTCAAGTGGATTGTGCATTAATTATACTAGAGTCTGATATTCCAATTTCTAAAACACTTGATAATTACATAGATGATATAACATGTAATATTCAAGTATTCATTCGTGGTTCTGATACTACTACTTATGATAAACTGTATGATGATTTGATTACGCTTAGGGGTACGATATATTCTTATATTAATCAGTCTTTAGGCGATAATAAAATTATAAATGTCACTAATGGTCAGCTTCTTCCTTTAGGAATCAATGATAATGACCAGTATGAGTTTTCACTAAACTTAACCATAATTTATAAATATTAGGAGGTAATAAAATGTTAGGTCAAGGCGCAGAGATTTACATGCAAAAAGGTTCTGGTAAGACGTTAGTCGCATTAGACAGATTAGCTTTAGTTGAGAGTTTAGATTTACCTAAAAAATCGTTTGAAGTTGTATCGATGGATGGTCTTGATACTGGTCAAGAGAATAGATATGCAAAAGGTTCTACTGATGGTGGCACTATTTCCGCTTCTTTCTTTGTTAACCCAACTGGAGATGCTTATGCTAAATTAGTAGCTTGTACAGCTCCAGAGGCTAATGGTGAGGATACTATTACTACATTTGGGGTATGTCATACATCTTATACTGACATTGGTGTACAGTATGATGTTATCATAACAGAGTTTGGTTTCGAACCACTTGAGCGTAATGGTGAGATTATGTTTTCGTTTACAGCACAAGTCACTGGACCAACTAAATCCTTTACTAAGCCTTAGTTCAGTAATAAAACTCTAGTCGATATTAGTAATAGTATCGACTAGATATAAAATAATTTATATGGAGGATATACACATGTTATTAAAAATAGGTTCTTATAAGATTGATAAATTTAATAAAACTAATAAAGAGACTAACTTCCTTGATTTGTTTTCAGAGGTAAATGTTTCTAATGCTATAACTATAATTAAATTAAGTGATGATTGCACTACTGAGAGAGCTGCTGAATTGCTTGATGCTATGTTTGATGATAAAGTAAAAGATATTTATGATGTATTCAAGGTATTTTCTAATCAGGTTGGTCACCTTTTATGGTCGGCTACAGAATTAAATGCTGCGATAGACCAAATTAGGGATGCTCAGAATAATTTAGTAAAAGCTAGACAGTTTGCTACTACATTCGAAAATTTATTAGCTTCTATGGGAGTTGATATTAATGATAATGTAAATACTACTGATGTCTCTACTGTTGGGGTAGTTGAGACTGATGTGCATTCTTCTGCTATAAATAACTTAATTGATGCTTTTGCAGATAAAAAAGTTGTAGATGATGTTAAAACAAGGTGCTTATAGATATACAATAACCCCTAATAAGATAAGACAGATGGAGTCAATTAAATCTAAACCATTTGTTGATATAATATCTTGTGATTTCAGAAACATAAAAGATGTGTGTAGTCTGTTATTTGACTACACACCTGATATGGTTTTTGAGTATCTTGATAATAAGTTATCTGATAAGTTTTCATTATTTGATTTGTATAGTGAGTTTTATGATAATCTAACTGCGTTGGGGTATTTATCTAATAAGGAGACTGCATCTACTAATACTAATTCAGATGTTGAAGTATTAAAGTATTGGTCAGATAATTGGTCAATTGGATTGCCAATGGCGATGGCTTTAGGCATTAGTGTTATTGATTATTGGTCTTTGCACCCTAAAGTAATAAATGATTTGGTGGATATTAAACTAAAAGAGCGTGAAGAGTTGTTTGATATAGACTCTGAGCGTCAATTAACTTTATCTAAACTAATTGCTTATTCTTTTCATGACCCTAAGAAATTACCTAAATCTATTAAGTCTGCAGGAGATACTAATACTACTGTAGAGACTAAAAAACAGTCTAGTGATGAGATGTTGGCTATGATATTAACAGCTCATGCTAACGTAGGAATGCGTTAAGGGGTGTGCTTGTGCATATCCCTATTTTTATAAGGAGGTATAATTTATGTCCGTTCAAGTTGGTTCATTTGATGTAAATATTATATATAAAAATGATTCTAAAAGTGTAAAACTTGTTGAGCAGGAAATGCGTCAAGTCCAGGCTCATGTAATGGGGTTCACTAAGAAATTAAGTACTAGTCTTAGCAGTATTAATAATGGAGTTACTCAAGCAGCTAAGGAGTCTAAAAGATTAGGTACTAATTTATCATCTGGATTGTCAAAAGCAAATAAAAGTCTTGCTGTGACTTCTGCAGCTACAACTAAATTAAATACTAATCTAGGAAATATTGTAAAATTAGGGAGTTTAATTTATCTAACTAGAGTTACTAGTAAACTTGTAAGTGAATTTACAACTATTTCAGCTGCTTTAACTGAGGTTCAGAACGTTATAGATACTACATTTGGAGATGCAGCATCCAGTATTAATGACTTTGCAAAGATATCTAAACAGGCTTTTGGGGTTTCTGAGTTGGCAGCTAAAAAGTTCACTGGTTTGTTTGGTGCAAACTTTAAAGCAGCAGGGATTCAAGGTGCTGATACTATAGCTAATATGTCGATACAGATGGCTGGTCTTGTTGGTGACGTAGCTTCATTTCGTAATATGTCAACTTCTGATGTATTCGATAAGTTTTCATCTGGTCTTGCAGGTGAAGTAACAGCTATGAGGTCTTTAGGTGTAAGTATGACAGTTGTAAATATGGAGGCTTTTGCATTAACTAGAGGAATTCATAAATCATGGGTGGAAATGACTAATGCTGAACAGCAAACATTACGTTATGCTTTTATGATTGATGGTTTAAAAGATTCGATAGGTGACTTTAATAAAACACAAAATACTTGGGCTAACCAGACTCGTGTTTTATCTGAGAACCTAAATCAATTAAAATCAATAATTGGTACTGGTATGATTGCTGTATTAGCTCCAGTTGTGACTGTACTAAATAAAATAATAATGCGTCTTTCTGCATTTGGCTCTATGTTATTAAAAGTATTAGGTGTTGAAGTGCAGACATCAGGTAATGCTACAGCTGAATCTATTGGTGGAGTTGGAGATAATTTAGGTGATGTGACTGATGAAGCTAAGAAAGCTACTAAAGCATTAGCATCTTTTGATGATGTTGTAACATTAAGTTCACCTGATACATCGTCTGGTCTTGATGGTGGTGCAGGTGGTTTGGGGTCTGAATTCTCTTCTTTGCTTGATGATGTTGCATATGATGACAGCTTCTTTGCACAGTTTGGTGATGATTTGCAAGCTACTATAGAGGAGATGCAAGGTAAAATTAATCTTGATAAACTAAAAGAGTCCTTTGATAATCTAAAATCTAATTTTACTTCATTAGGTGATGTATTATTTGGTGGAGACCCTAATGTTTTAATAGATAATTTAATTAAGATTGCTGTAAATTTAACTACTATAGGTTCTAATACATTATCATTTTTAGTATCTGCTTTAGAGACTGTATTAAGATTGTTTGGTCTTTCTAGTGATGAGTCTGATACATTAATAGAGAAACTTGCTAATTTAACAGAATTTATGGCAGCTAATCAATGGATTGTAAATGCTTTTGTTGGTAGTTTTGTACTAACTAAAGGAGTGCTTGGGGTAATGGCTTTACGTAGTGCTTTAGTTGGATTATTTACTTTATTTACTGCATCTGGTACTATTGGTGAGACTGTATTATTAACTATGATGGTAGGTTTTGATAAATTAAAATTATTTATATTAAAAGCATCTGGTGCATTTACAACATTTATGGGGAGTCTTGGACCTTTAGCTACAGCTGCATTTTATGCTTTCGTTGTTGCATTTGCTGACTTTATGACTGGAATATTTAAAACTTTAGGTGATATGTATTCTAAGATGGATATAAGCTTATGGCAACAGATAAAAGAGATGACAGTTGGTTTGTTTGAATGGCGTAAGGATATAGTAGATGATTTTAAAAATACTGTAAAATATATTACTGGGTTAATAAAATCATTCTTTGATGGTACTTCTAAATTCAAGGATATAGCTGATGAGTTGTTATTACCTTTCAAGTTGATGCTTGAAGATATAAGTGAAGTATTTGAGACTATAATTGATAATACTAACATATTAAGTAAACTACCCAAATTTAACTTTAGTTTTGGCTCAGATAAAAATAACAGTACACCTAAAACTAAATTAGCAAATGGTGGGATTGTGACTCGTCCAACAAGAGCCTTAATTGGTGAAGCAGGTAGAGAAGCTGTTGTACCTCTAGAGAATAGCTCATTTATTGAGAGTTTCGCTAGTAAAATAAGTAATGCTGTAAAGGGGTCTGCTTCTTCATCTGGTTCATCTAATGTAAATAACATTAATCTAAATGTTGGGACTATGTTAGCTGATGAGGCTGATGCATCTAAAGTAGGTCGTTTCATAGTAAAAGCAATTGGTTCATATACTGACCAGATTGGAGGAGAGCCTAATGTCGTATATTAATTTTAGCATTAATGGGGTTGCAATGCCAGCCCCAGTCTCTGCTGAAGAGGGTTTCAACCCTATAACTGAGGCAGAGCGTAATCTAGAAGGATACATGATTATAGATGGTGTCATATCTAAACTAAAGTATACATTGAGATGGGACTATTTATCAGCAGCAGACTTCAAGAAAATTTATGATAATACTATGGTTGTATTTAATACAACTAAGCAGATGTCATTTGCTGTTGTTATAACAGAATTTCCAGGCACTGCATATTCACGTAGTATTAGTTTTGAAGCTTATTTTGCACCTTATGCAAAGTCACTTAATAGAGCTAGTGCAGTTCGTGGTGGCTATAGCGATATAACATTAGCACTTATAGAGAGGTAGGATAATATGTCACTTGTAGATAATATAATTATTCGTGTAAATTTTGATGATATTACTTACCTTGATATATCTGCAGCTTCTGAAGGAAAGTTATTATCTTTTGAATTTAGTTATGAGTTGGATGATGATATTAGTAAGTTAATTGCTAATATCTCAGCCAATGAGGTGAGATTCTCTATATCTAATAATGATAAGATTTTATCACCTGATAATGTTTCTTCACCTTATTATGGATTAATAAAAGAAGGAATGAAGATTGAGATATTTAATAATTCTATCTCATTTGGAACTTATTATGTCACGACTTGGGCATCTAATAACTCTTTATATAATAATAGTGTAAAAGTTGTGGCGACTGACAGACTCCAGCGTGTATTAAATTCTCCAGTTAATTTATTAGTTATGGATAATTCTATTGCCTTAGATTCTTATATAACAAAAATATTTGAATCTGTTGGCATAGCATCTACTGATTTGGATATAGATTCATCATTTACTGATATAATTGACTTTTCAATTATAAAAGGCTCTAACTTATCATCTATACTTAATGATTTGTGTGTGGCTTTCGATATGTATATTTATGTAAACTTACTTAATTATATAGTTATAACTACTAAAGACATAGTAGGTGCAGCTGATTATACATTATCAACAGCAGACCGTATAACTTCTATTAATAATGGATTAAGTTTAGCTCATAGTGCTAACTCACTAAAAGTAACTTATAATAACTTGTCGATAAGTAATATTCAAGCGTTATTAACTATGGCTGATTATGGCGTTCCTAATGGGGTATCGCAGTTGGCTGATAATAAAATGTCATCTAATGTTTTTTCTATTGATTCAGTTGTTTGTAATTCATCTGGTGGTGTTGAGATAACAGACTTCGATGCAACACAGGGCAAAATTAATTTTACATTATCTAACTCATCTGGTGGTGTAAGCCTTACTGATATAATTGTTTATGGTAAAACTATTAATAGTTCAGAGTCTTATTTAATTGAACAGGATATAGTAAATATTGCAGCCAGAGGTAGGAAAGAAATAAATGTAAATAGTTTTATGCTTCAGGATTCTGCCAGAGCTGAATCATTATTAGATATATTATGGGCTAGACTAAATACTCAACTTCCTTATATTAAATTAAATGAGTCTATAGTAGAGTTTAAGTATAATCTTCGTGATATATGTCAAGTAAATTCAACTGTTCTTGGATTAAGCTTCTTGGGGTATGTGCATTCTGTGACATATACTTGGGTTGCAGGGGATAGTGTTAAGGCTCAGTTAGGTTTAAAGTATACGACAGCATTATAGTAATTTGACATAAATATAGTTTATTGACATAGTTTCTAAGATATTTATAATAATTATGATATTGAATCATACATGATGATATAGAATGTTATGATTATAAAACAACAACAATCAAGCAAAAAGGAGTTGTGATTAACATGTTTAAAGCAGATGTAAACTTAGTAATAAAGCAAGGTTCTGACTTCACATTTTCTATGTCATTCTTAGGCGATGATGATGAACCGCTAGATTTGACTCTCTATCCTAATTCGTCTTTCATTGCCAAATTATGTAGTCCTGATGGCGATATTGTAATCAGTGCCAACACAACCAACGGTCAACTATTATTATCTCCAACTGAATTAACTGTATTTGTGCCATATGATGAATTAGATTTTCAAGGTAATAAATTAGTAGCGGATATGAAGTTATCTGACGGTGTTTCAACTATTATACCGTTCAGTGCCAACATATTTGTATATCAGGAGGTGTAGTGTTATGTCAAAAGTAGTAATAAGTCAACCAGGTTATAAAGTATTAACGATAAATACTGGCTTTCCAGGTCCAAAAGGTGCTGATGGTGCTAAGTATGATGACACTGCCGTATATGCAGCTCTAAACAGTAAGCAAACAGTATTCACTGGAATATGTCAACAACAGTACCTAACAGAAAATGACATAGTAATAGACAATGCCAACCTTACATTAACGATAGCTACTATAAAGAATGGCGAAACAATATCAGCTGACAACCCTGTATGTTTCTTTACTGATGGTAATGGGATGGCTACTAAACATCTAAAGGATGCACCTGTAGTTTTTACATTTACTAATACTATTGGGGTATGGTACTTCAACTTCAATTCAGATGGAGAGCCTATAGCTTCTCAGACTCCATGGAATGATTTTTCAACTATTGCTACATTATGGAGATTTTATTGGAATCCAGAGTTACCTGTAGCTGATAGACGAGTTATAGATTCTGTAGAGTATCATAAAAACAACATAAGTTGGATTGACCATGCATGGAAACATAGTGATGGTACTCGTTGGGTTAAGGGGTTTGATATTAGTCATAATAGACTTGCATCTGGTTCTCCTGCTGTAGACGGCTCTAATGCTGTTATAGCTTTATCAACAGGCACTAACATAGATGATAATCTAGACTATACTGTATATAATAAAAAGGTTAGTACAGATAAATTTAGTCAAGATATGGGAACTGGTCTTTTACCTACTACAAGTGGTAAGTTTATATGTATTACTAATGACAGTGCAGGTAGACTAAATAAAATATTAGCTACTGACTTTCCGTTCTTATGGGATGTAGCTATTGACACTCCTCAGTTTCTAAATACTCTTGGGGTACGCACTGCTGTTCCTAATGGAAACTTTTTTGTATATTATGTATATGCTTTGCAAGATGCCAGACGTGGCGAGGCTGTAAAAATTAAATCAGCTGAGACTACATTCTCAACATTAACATTAGCTAAAGCTCATAGTTGGGAACAGCTTCAAACATTATTCCCTACATTAAGAGATAATGAGATTAGATTATTGTATAAGATAATCTTTGAATTTAGGACAACATATAGTGTTGGTTCTAAAAAATCTGTTATTCGTCAGGTTGATGATTTGCGTAAACAGAAATTAACATCTACTGCTGTAGCTTCTGGGGTTTTGCCTGCGACATCTATTACTGTTGCGCCAATTTCCGGCATGGCTTCTAATAATGTGCAGAGTGCCTTAGAGGAATTATTTGCATTAATACAATCTTATCATCTTTAATAAAAGGAGATAAAAATGGATAAATTAGATATATCTAAATTTTCTCCAGTTAACAAAGAGAGGTTTGATGATTTCATAAGTAATCATACCTACACTGCTGATTTTATGGAGAATGATAACCAAGTACACTTTATTCGTAACGGAAACTTAATTGCTTACATTGACTACTGTCCAGGACATAGGATATTTAAGACCTACTACATATCGAGGTGGTGTTAATAAATGGCGACAACGACTGATGCTTTTCTTCCAACTAATTATGCAAGTGCTTCATCTGAATGGATTTTAACGAACGCTATACTTAATGGTGATACTTCTGTTACTATTAGTCCAGGTGGTAATGTTGTAATATCTATACCTTTATCGAGTTCAGGTCTTTGGGGTAAAAAACTAAAACTCGAAAGTATATTTAATACTACTTCGATATATGACCGTTATAAACCGAGACCTAAAATAGCTACTACGATACAGTATTTTGGAACTACTGTACAGACTAAAGCAACCTCACTATTTGAGCAGACTTTGCCTACAGGTGTTCCTAATGAATTTAATGATATTTCAGAGATTGTATTAAATAATGCTCAGATAAATAACTTAACTATTACAATATTTAATACTGATGTAAATTCTATAACTATTAGTTTCTTTGGGGTATTTGTCTCTATGGATATAGCTCCACAGCAGATTGCTGAAGTATTAAAGTCAGATGTTATATCTGCTGATGTTATAAAAGCAACAGCGAATTTTAGTAAGTTTCAGTTCACTGATTATTTACAGACTAATGTTTTTGCATTATCTTCTATAGAGCCATTAGTAAATAGTACTGTTGATTACTTTACTGGTGAAGGAAATGAGTTGTCTTTCTTTACAGCTATATTAAGTGATGTAGATACTGAACAGTTTGAGATAAATGGTCAGAAATTTTGGTATGCTATAATAGGTACTGGAGATGATGCTTATAAGTATTTAACAACTATAGACCCTAGAGATAAATTTCCAGATATAAGTGATATTGACAGGGATGCTTTCAGATATATGGTATACTCTAAAATATCTAATTTACGTAAATTGGCTGTTAGGTTTTATGATAGAGATTATAATGGCTCTATTGTAAGTGTTCCTACTATAGAGTTAGGTTCTGGACCTATTGGTGATGTAAATAGTACCCTCGGAAAGGGGTTTATTTATAAAGATGCTGACTCTCTTGCTTTAGAGTATGTAAATAATGATGGTGATGTTTATAGAGTTGATATAGGAGCAAGTGGGATTAACTTAACTAAGAATGGTGCACCTACAAGTATGAATTCACTATTCTTTGAATTGTCAGATTTGAAGTTTTATGATAATGGTTTTGTGTGTACATATAGTAATAACGTAAAATATACACATATAATTACAGAGGATATATCTGGTAAAATCACATCTATACGTAGATATAAAACATCAGTTATATATGATGACATTCCAATCACATATAATACTGGTTCTGCACCTTTACCAGATTAGGAGGATACATAATGAGTGACTATGATGATATTTTATTTAAACGTGGCTTGACTGTTGGTCTTTCTTTAGCTCAGAATTATGTAGAGACGGCAGGTGGTGGTTCAGAGCCTTTTATTAAGACACCACATAAAGAGGTTGTCTTAACATTCAATGTTGTATCTAAGGCAATAGCTAAAACATTAATTGAATCATTTGACCAATTAGAGTTTCGTAATAATGGTGTAAATAGTAAAGTGGATAATCAAGGTGGAAAGGCAATAGCTAAAACATTAATTGAATCATTTGACCAATTAGAGTTTCGTAATAATGGTGTAAATAGTAAAGTGGATAATCAAGGTGGAAAGGCATCTGTAAGTTTCCTTTATAATGTTGTATTGCCAGGTGGATATCCAGATGGGGTATTAGTTCCTAACACATATGCTATTAATGGAAACTATATAGTAGATGATAATTTTGTTTTCTTTAGAGATTCTAATAATTCTGCTTACAGTGCTAATTCAAATACTATTACATCTTTAGGATTTGGTTCTGTTTGGTTATATGATATGGTAAATAAAACTAAATACATAGCTAGTCAAGCATATTATGATGTTCGTATAAGAGATTTAGATGCTCAATCTAATGAGATATTAGGTAATTATACAACATTTTTAGTTGATGGTGATTATGTATATTACAGGTCTGGTTCAGCTGTAA